AGCTGCTCGAGGCGACCGGACTCCCCGATGGACCCAAGATCCCGCCCTCGAAGTTTGACACCCCCAGATTTTATGCTGCGAAGAGGCATTTCATCCGGAACGTTTGCGCCATTCCGAACACGCTCGCACCTTCGGTGGTCAAAACGGCACTTTTCGGTTTTCTCACTGATGCATTCGCCAGGTTGTACCACCCCAGCTTGAAGTACGTTCGCCCATTAACCATGCAGGAATCCGTCAACGGCGTTTTGGACGGTCCGCTGGCTAAATACATGTCGGGCGTCGTCATGAGCACGAGCGCCGGTTTCCCTTACACAAAGGTCAAGACGATGCTCCTTGAGCGCGACGTACCAGGGGACCGTGTTTTCAAGAAGGTGATCTACGATCAAGTGGAGCGCATTCGTGTAGCTCTCCTTCAGGGCAAGAGACCCGACGCGTCAGACGTTATGTTCGATGCACATTTCAAGGACGAACCGATCTCCAAGTCTAAGGACGAGATGGCCAAGATCAGGGTGATCATTGCTTCCCCGCTCGCACTCTTGTTGTTGTTCAGACAGTACATCCTGCCGCTCATCGCATTCATCAGTGCGAATCGCATTGCTTTTGAGACGTGCCCAAGCACTGTGGTTCAGAGCTACGAGTGGTCTCTCCAGCGGCACTTTGTGACCGGTGAGGACCAGGCCAACAGTGCTCCCAGGATCTTTTTCGACGGTGATTACAAGGGCTGGGATGCCTCCTTGCAGAAGATCCTTGTTATGTGTTTCTTTCGTGTAGCCTATGTTATCGCTTTTCTGTCCGGCAACTACACCGAGGACGATCTGCGCATCATAGTCGGTTTGGCCCTGGTCATTTGTGAGGCCGCCGTGAACTTCTTCGGTGACATCATTTTGTTTGCCGCGTTCAATCCGTCTGGCCAACCCGGAACAGCCCACACGAATGGCGTGGTCAATTCTGTGATTTTCAGGGTCGCTTGGATTTTGTCCGGGCACTCGATTGAGCAGTTCCGCCACGTAGTCAAGCTTCTGGTCTACGGAGATGACAATTGGGGTTCGATTCTTGCCACGCACGCCGACACCTTCAACAAGAAAGTCATCGCATCGGTGGTGCTTCCGCATGGAATTTTCTACACCAACGCGGACAAGACTGCTGAGGTTACGACTTCCTCGGATATCGACAAGATTGATTTTCTCAAGCGTACGTGGCTCTGGTCGGATGATCTTTCCGCGTACCTTGCCCCACTCAACAAACAGACTCTTGGTGGAATGTGCTCTATTTTGAGGACTTCCAACTCGGCTTCTCAGCTTGATCAGATCAAGGCCGGTATGCAGAGTTTGTGTGATGAGTCCTTTTTCCACGGAGAGGAGTTTTTCCGCCACATCACATCGGCGGTTAAGCTCACACTCGAGAATGCGACGGGGGTTCTCGGCTCATTTGAGCCCCCGTCATACGAGCAGAAAGTCAAGAACTTCGTTTCGGACTCCCAGTATTTTAGGGAGAACGCGGCGTGGATCTTGTCCTCTGTTCGCAAGTGAGCACTTCGGGCTCGGGGCACCCGCGGATGTAAATTCCCGCAAACGCCCCAATCGCCGCCCTGATCTTACGCGCTCTGAGCATCGCGCGTAGTGCAGGGCGGCCCTTAAGGATGTCATGTGGATGCATGACTGCCCTCGCT